GGTGCAACTGCAAATAGAATAAAAGTATTAAACGCCGCCGCAAAATTTTATCTTACGATTAATTCTGGTGTAACCGTGTCGGCGTCTTCAACGTCAAATGACGCTTTTACAGTGGGTAGTGTAAATATCAATAACGCAGAAATTCACATAACAAACAACGGTAACATATATGGTCACTATGGAAATGGTGGAAGTGCCGGAACGAGTGGAAGTGGTAACGGTGGAAATGGCGTAAATGGTACCGATGGTGGTAGGGCGATGAATGCTTATAATTCCGCTGGAAATGCCCCACACATATACCTAACAAATAACGGAAATATAAAAGGTGGGGGTGGAGGTGGAGGTGGAGGCGGAGGGGGCGGTGCAGGTGGAGCCGGTGGAGCCGGGGGATCTGGGGGACGCGGTGGTGGTGGACGAACTGTCACATATTCAGATCTTGTTATGTACCGCCCATTCCACACGGGCGGCCAAGGCCCACCGTACGAGGTGGTATCCTACAGGTCAGGTAAAAGTTCATTCCGGCGATGGTATATCTCGACGATGTCGTCGCAATTTTACTACACAGATAGTGGGACCAATGTCAACGGACGCATAGAGTTTTATAATGGAGGCAATACTTACTACCAAGGGTTATTGCGGGGTCAGTCCGGTGCAGGATCATCCCGGGTGAAATACTATGAACTGGTAAAGGTAAATGGGTCTCAGAATACCACCGATTATCAAGGTGGTGCGGGAGGAGCCGGGGGAGCCGGTGGAGCCGGAGGATCTGGGGGAGCCGGGGGAGCCGGGGGACGCGGCGCGGGGGGTATTTACGCATCCGTCTCGGGGGGTATTCACGATGAAGGTGTATCGACCGCTACTCCCTATGCGTGGGGTGCAGGGGGCAGCGCGGGGTCGGCTGGCGCTGCGGGTGGACAAGGGACTAATATAGCGTCTGGTGCGGGTGGAACGGGTGGTACTGGTGGGTCTGGGGGGTCTGGAAATGACGGGGGTAATGGAGGTAGCGGAGGAAACTATGGTGAGGATGGTTCCAATGGTTCGAATGGAACGGCCGGAAGTGGCGGTAATGATGGCTCAACTGGTAACAGTGGTAGCGGATCTGGTACGACCGCGTATCCAGCCGAATCCGGGAACTCGGGTTCGTCGGGGCAGGGTGGGTATTCTCGTGGAAACGGGGGTGTCCGCGGGAATGCGGGTGGATCTATATACTTTAAAAACAATCAGCTAACACTCACGGGTAGTATCACTTCAGCTAATATTAAACCAACAGCAGTGGGTAATAATTAATTATTACTCTTTTAACTTCTCCCAAGCGTAAAGAACTCGTGGCCCAAGTTTAGAATCATTGTATTCTACATAACTAATTGGAAAATCACCCGACTCTTCAATTTTTGTCCAGCCAGCGCGAGTAAGCATCTTATCTAATTCCGGGCCTATGTACGATATCATGTGTGTTACCTTGTCTGTATTTTGACCACCTAGACCGTCGAAAATCCAGTTATCATGTAAATATACACCCATTGCTTCACCCAACCCCTGATTTCTATATTCTGGGACTACACAAAACATTTCCGTAGTAAATATGTGTCCATGTTTACTACGATATTCAAAATCTGCGTCTATCATCTCCATCGTCTCCTCCTCATCCGAATGTTCAAAATAATCCTTCATAGAACACCACAGCTGGCCAAATATAGCCCCAATAACTCGCCCCGTATCACGTTCTCGTGCGATAATGAAAAAGTCTTCAAAATATTTATATATATATTCCAACTGTGACAATTCTATAACCCTATCGTTTGAATCGTGTGGGTTCCACACCCTCTGAATTTCTAATATCATATGGAGATCTTGTTTTGAAGGTTTAGCGTATACGATATTATCTAATATACCCATTTACTGTTATCGAATATTTTATATAAGTGAATAATTCTCATCTAAACACTCCAATTCAAATAGAATGTTTTCTATTGCATCATTCAGAATCGCCAACTGTTTTTTAAGATATTCTGGGAGGTCCCACGAGATCTTCGCCTCTTCATCTATTACGTTGTATCTGGCAGAAACGGTGTTTCCTCGTTCAATAAAACCATAATAAGTACTAACTGCTTCAAGATCTTTGTTAACCTGTTTAAGTTCTTGAAGGAGCCATTGAATCTCATCTTTTATAGGATCACCTGTGACCATTTTGTCTTAATTTACATATGATTACATACTACTTAGGTTAATTCCAATCATTGCTGCCCATTTCCCTGTCTGCATATTGTTCCCATTTATCAATCCTTTCTCTCATTTTATTTAAAGTTTCTTCTTCTTCTTCAGTTTTAACCTTAAATACAGCTTCCAGGGATTCCCTTTTATATCTCCTGGCATCGCGGACGGCGTCTATATCCCATACATCCTCTTCGGGATCTGTGGATTTCCAGTTCTTGTTTTCGTTAATACGGCGTATATCGTCTGGGTCCCAAGCGTGTTCACTTTTATGTGCTCGGAATGTAACCAGTCTACGACGCAACTTTAGCGAATTTGGTACAATTACCCTATATGTCAACATTCCTATATTATATGACTATACTTTAATTGGGTTTAACCCTTACAATCGTTACGGGTGTATCCGTTTTTATGAAACATAAACCGATTCGTAATATATTTCTGGCAAACTTACTTCTTACTAAAACCTGACTGCGATGAATAAACTTCTTTGAGTTTTCACGATGTTTATTGAGGATAGGTTTCAATCGTAACACCCTTCTTAGAGATATACTATCGCATTGTGTGGTATCAAACACAAGTACGACTTTTTCGTTGCGGTGCCATACATGTGTAAAGTATCTATCCATTTCATCAGGAGTTGTATCATCTGTTATACCTAATGTTATACGTTTCATCTATTAATTACAATAATGTACGTTTTAAGTTTGTTGTCTGACTTATTCGACGGGTGAGAATTCTAAAGATATATCTTTCGCGCAGTCTTCCGCGTTACTATATACCGTCGTGTGTTCGCCAAAGCGCCGGAAACGCCGCGTTCTTGGATCTTTCCAATCTGGAGAATTTAGAGATACTTTTTGTTCTCGTGAGCACCCAGCGCCACTACACCCAGCGGACATGGGTTGTTTAATTTTTCTCGCGTCAAACGGATGAGAATATGTACCATTGATCTTCATATTTTTAGATTTCATACAACACACATGCTGTCCTCGTGGTGTTTTAATTTTGCCCTTAATCGACTTCTTTATACCGGGATTCAAATTGATCACGCGTAAAGGGGCGTCTCCACTACAATCTTTTGTTTTATACATTTTTAAGAAGGCGCCGCGTTTCGTTTTTTGTGTACGCGTTTCAATTTTCGCCGCTTTAACAGGCCTCTGTCGTTCCCTCACACTTTCCACTTTGACTGAACGCTTGTGTCGGACGCGCCCCCCGCCTCGGCGACCCATAGTTGCCATTCCAATAGAAGATAAACAAGAACAACACAACACAACAAGAATAACTATTAGAGATGACTTCTTCATTATTTATATGTTACATTTTATTTACAAGCTAAATCTAACGAACACCCCGTCTGTGAACATCCATGAGAATGTTACAGAGTTCCAAATATTTCCCCTCTTGAATACCACAATCTTCAATGATCGCCAATGCTTTTTGAAGATTGGTGGGTCTTTCTTGCGGGGGAGCTACGGGTGCGGCGGTGGCTTGGCGCTGTTCAATTCTCTCACGTTCAACTCGTCGCTCCTCCGCTTGGTTAATAGCGTGTGTGTGTCCTAGCTCAAGCATCTTTTTGGATACATACGAAGCCATCTGTCTTCTGTCTCTGGTAGATTTACCTCTGCTGTAATTAATCTGGCGCATCATATTCTCTGGGTATTCCTTGTTAGGAAGGAAATCATCCAACAACTTTAACATATCTAAGCGACTTTTTGCGATAGTGGCCAATTTCATTTGGATTCCAACCCCTCTCATTCCATCCGGGCAATTTCTCCATAATTCGATGACTTGAAACAAAACAGAGATGTCACCGGTTTCAATCGCATAATCAAAATCCCACGTATTCCAATGGATGCTTCTGTTTTGAAACCATCCATACACTTCCTTAATGATATCCTTATTCTTGGATTTAACAGCCAATTCCATCGTATGCATCATATCATCTTCAGATGCATAGGAATCCATAATTCGTGGGCCCGGGACCACGTACCCATAATGTGCCACATAGAAATGAGCGGGCGTCCAATCATTACTAACCACAGAACGTGCATACACGTAGTTCCGCAGAGTTTGTAAGTCACCGACTTTCAGACACGCATTCACAACGTTTCGCACGTGTTGTTTGCGCCGCGGCTCAATACCAGGGGGTCTTTCTTGAATGATGGGTCTATACATTTCATGATATTGATCATACCAGTGATTCAAGATAAGATGAGTTCCAAGGGTATCCCAGTCATCGATAAGGGAGGGGTTCAAACTCGGAACCCGATGTATTTCTTTGAGGGCGTTGTATACACCAATCTGCTTTGCTTTAGCAGCTTCAATTAAAGCATTTTTGCATTTCCTATAATCGAAAGACATGACACATTCCGCGTGTCCTTTTTTAATAGCAGATAAGCACGTTTTGCAGTCTTGGCAGCGCATGAGGTTTGTTTTTTGAAGTGACTTTTTACATGGTTTGGTGTGACTTAGGTGTACTTTTTTCTCATTTTGTTCTCAAATTCTACATAATCATCTTCTACCCGAGAAGCTTTATCAAAAGCCTTAAAAGCTGCGTCAATAAGTTTCTGGTCTTTCTTCTTTTGGGCTGCTGTTGGCTCCTTTATCTTGTCAATTTTGCGACCATATTGAACGGAGTCGCGCTGAGTCTGATTCATGTCATCGCCTGTCTTGATCCACTTTTCTTGAAGTTTTTCGTATTTGGTCGTTTCTCTCTTGTTCAATTTTTCAGTGATTTTCTTTGGAAGGAGTTTGGGTCCTTTCATATCTATAATAAGTCATCATTTTATTTTACGAAAAAAAATATAATACACGACGACTATACATAATATCACAAGTAACATTTTACTATACCTGGATGTTTTTAATATATCCCATTACTAAGATGTCTTCATGCTTCAAGGTGAACCGCCTTTGGCAGCCCAGTGAAATCAAGCTACCTAATTGGTACAAACCGATTGATCCCACATTACAGGAATTTTTAAAGCAATATCATGCATCCAGTGAAACTGGTGGAATTTCAGGGAAAAATGGGAATAAAAAACGTCGTAAGAATCGTTGCGCCTCTAGTAGATTTTTGAGATTTGTCACGCGAATGATTCCTTTTTATGATATCCCATACCAAATAGACCTTGGATCATGCACATTACTAAAGCGCACGCGGGGTTCTAAAATGAAATATTCCTCTCGGAATAATGTGATTTTCGTCAACTTTTCGCGATATTATCTTAGAATATCTGTGAAGACGATTGCCACGAATATAAATGGAGTCGGTTTAAGTGTATTTGGAAATGGGGTTGAACTTGACGTGAGTAAGACAGATCCAGAAACGCAAACTTATACAATTCCACCCATATTGTATAAACACGACTACATTAAGAATGTAAGGGATGACAGTCGTGTATTGAGACATTTTAGCCGTAATTCTATCAATTCAACTACAAATTTACAGTATCTCGTACTTCCGAAATGCCTGGCCGCGTCAACAGTTCAATTAGATCCATATTCCAGTGCATACTATTTAACTGTAGAAATAGTTGATGAAAATGATAATGTAAAGCGGGTACTAATGCGGGATATACTTCACCACACGTGTTGGGATCTCATATTTGACGATGAAAATATAAACAAGGATTTCAATAAAATGATACATGAGAATTTACAAGACATCCTAGAGTCTATGACATTAGAAGATCAGAAAAGAAGTAGCCAACTTGATAAGGTCAAGGCTGCCATAAAAGAACAGAATGAGCTCAATAAGGGCTCGGTGCGAGTTCCGATTGCTCACACAAAAGCATTATTGGGAGCTCTCGCGCTTTTTATGCTAAAGCGCTAACACCGCGACGATGCACATCCATGAGGAGGCGACACAATTCTAAATACTTTCCTTCTGGAATATCACATTCTTCAATGACCGACAACGCTTTTTGAAGGTTCGTCTCCACATTTTCCACGATCGGGGTGGGAACCACTTCAGGTTCCGGTTCCCGAGCTGGGAGAGCCGGGCCAAGTCCATTCGCCGAGGCAAATCTTCTGATATCCTGGCGACACGAATAATTTCTACCCGGTGTAGATTCGCACAACGCTAAGAAATCAGCCGGCCATTCCGGGCATTGCATGTGAATATGTTCCAATTCGTAAACCTTACTCCACCTGATACAGTATTCCTTCCAACTGGGTGTGGCATGTCTTCTGCCATCTAATTCTGTCCAAAACATTCCAAAAAGAGACGCCCCACCAAAACGATGAACATTCAGATAATCGTCTTTGAAAGAGAGAATTAATTTTGCGACCGTATCCCAACAGTGAATTTCTACTCTTTCAAATATGTGCGCAAAATGCCCAACAAGTTGTTCAAGGTGTCTTCGCTTACACCGTTCCTTATTCTTGAAAATCATTTCAATTAATCTGCGACCATTGTTCTTCCAGGCACTCGGCCACGGAACATCACTGCGTTCGTTAAAATGTTGTTCAACCCATCTGACCAAGTGAATTTGCCCGCTAAACGCGGCACATTCCATAAAATCAATCAAGTCCTTGCGAGTAGCGGTTTCGGTCGTTCTCGGCTTCAAATATGGGTAAATTTGACTGCTGATAGCGGTGTCACCAACCTTGATGGCGAGTTTCAAGAGAGCAATATTCCTGAGATTGGTTGAGCGGTGGGAAACAAAATCCATAATGTACGGATACCAAGTTGGGTTTCTGTGTTGAATAACATGAGTAATGACCTCATATTCTCGACCCGGAATATCGCAAATTTCGGGTTGTATTCTGCCCTCAACATATTCTTTCAAAGCGTGCCTAAACATGACCGGGCAGTTATGTTTGGCACAATTTACGAGTGTATTCCCATTCAATCCAGCCTCTTCCCCACGTTTGAGGCACCTCTTAAAGCAATGGATGCATCCCATTTGAATGGCGCAATCAATATCCCAGCCGCAGCAGTGACAGTGCATCATGGTTTGTATTTTTTTGAATTGATTATTATAATGGAAAAATTGACTTAGGTAGTATTTATGTATGATGGGTATTTTACCATTGGGGCATAGGCACCCTGAGCAAACAAAAACGCGGTGCTTACACCGACAACAACAAGGGTAAGAACCCACCCCGCGACAGTTTTAGTAAGAAGTTTCCAATTCACTCCACCAGTACCCTCAAAGAGAGCAACACCTACAGTCGCTCCAACCTGACAATGTGTAGTTGAGAGAGGCCACCCAAGACGAGAACCAAGAATAATTACCGCGGCTGCGCCAAGTTCAATACAGATGCCACGGCTGGGTGTAAGTTTGGCCATTTTCGTACCAAGGGCTTCAAGAATCTTATATCCATATGTGGCGAGACCCACAACTATTCCACTGGCTCCGAGGGAAAGAATCCAATATGCATCATTGCCCATATCAGCATTCTTGGAAACTTCACCAGATTTATAGATGGCATAAATAGCGGCAAAAGGACCGATTGAATTGGCGACATCATTTGCGCCGTGTGCGAACGAGTCACAACAAGCTGTTAAAATCTGAAGATATCTCATAGAGTGTTCTGTCTTTGCATCAAATACTTCGGCGTTATCGTGTATGGATTGAACAGACTCGTCGGTATGATAAAAATCTTCAACGGGACGCTCTTCCCCCTCCTTGAAAATGATGGGATTAATGAAAAGGTAAGACAAAATGCCGACTCCGCCACCGATGCCAAAACTGATAGCACACGCCTTCCACAAAGGTGTATCGTCAAGTTTCAAAAATTTGGCACCCTTATACACAATGAAAAACGTGTTAATTGTAAAAGTGCCCGCAACGAGTACAGGGAAACCATACTGAATGCGCCTGTAAGAATCCTCGGAACGAAGAATGATAAGTCGTATCATAAAAAACATCAAAGAAGCAAAAAGACCCGATATAATGGGCGAAAGTAACCACGAAACGACGATGGCTACAACACCTTTTACATAAGGAAAATTGTTGGATTTTGCAATCCAGGTAACACAACCGGAGCCCCTCGCAACCATTGTCATCCCAATCATACCACCAACGCAAGAATGGGTTGTGGATACGGGCATCTCAAAGTAAGATGCAATGATTAACCATGAAGCGACGGATATAATGACACAGAGACAGCCATACATAAGAAGACCGGGATCGTCAACAAAACATTCTTGATCACTTATACCCTTCCGAATTGTTTTTACGACATGGTTTCCCATAAATAGAGATCCAGAAAACTCGCACACAGCAGCGAGAGGTATTGCGTGCTTAATCTTCAAGGCACCCGATCCAACTGATGTAGCGAAAGCGTTAGCCACATCATTTGCACCTATTCCAAAGGATGCGCAGAAAGCAAAAATACCTCCAATGGCAACGATCCATTCAAATTGATATAACATCTTTTATTATTATTAAAACTCTATTCCTTAATTACGTTGGATTCAATTAAATCCAAATGCCTGCATAAAAAATTTCTTATCTGCGTGGCTATCAAAATAGACCCGGAACCCCTTTCCGAAGTATGGTTTTGGTTCATCAAGCTGCTCCGAATCAGAATCGGGTTCAGTTTCAGTTTCATAGTCGGTGCCATCCTCCGAGTCTGAAATGCGATCACTATCACTCTCACTTTCAGACTCAGAATCAACCGCTAAAAGGCGGCTTACTTGCATGACCGGGCATCTCGACTCAGCATTCTTATAGTCATCCGGGTCAAAATCGGAATCGGATTCAGATTCGGATTCGGAATCGTAGTAGTAAGTCTTCTCAACAATTTTTCGTGCTTGTCGGGGCATCTTTTCTTATTGACACACGTGAGGTATCCTTATTTAACTTAAACGACGCAACATCCTTCATAATATTTCGGATAAAGGTACAGAAACCATCGGTCACAATTGAAAATGTCATCTGTTGTCGCATATGAATATAGAAACATTTAACAAGTTTCCATTTCATGTTATAATTATATATCAAAAAAATTCTAAACGGTTATGCAGGGTTGGAAACGTGTTTCTTTTCCATTCATTCTCAAGATGATCAAACATCGCAAGGCGGCATTCTGAATAACGTAGTCTTTCTGGAATTGAATACGCTTCGCAATCTTGACGGTGTGGCATCACAGACCAATTATCAAAATTTTCGTCGTACCAGGCTTGTTTATCAATGTTTTCAAATTCTTGTTTTAGGGTGTGTATCAATTTATCATGTATATGATCAAATGTTCCATATTCGTCGAGGAGGTTACCAACAACTTTTGCATCTTCGTATGTATCAATTTCCTGAATCTCTTTGTCAAGGCGAGATGTAAGAGAAAAAAGTTTTGAAATGTGTTCGTTGTATTGGGAATCGCCGAATTGAACGAAAATGTCGCGTCTCTTCTTTTTGAATTGTGAAAGTATTTCTTCACATTTCAAACGGAAATTTACAAGGTGTTGGCGATCCATTATTTGATATTATCATTAAAACTTTAATTGTGACTTAGATTGTAATTCTTTGGTAGATGTAGAATTATCTCTTCCCCTGCTTCATTTGTAGCTACAATTTCTCGGTATTCCTCATATTCTTTTGTGAATGGTTCGGGGAGTGGTGTGCGAATAGCTGACGGGGTAAGGAGCTCCCAGAAACTCTTGAGTATTTTATACGACATTTTTCAGGAGCGTTGGGAGGTTTAAGTTCTATATTATCGTAAAGAAGATTTTTCCAGATGATACGCTGGACGTCGGGACAAAGTGGTTCGGTTGCCCGAAAGAATGTTACCCGGAATTCGTTAGTGACGAGTGGTATAAAATCCATTTATTCATTTTTGCAATCTCCAAGCTTACTTAGGTTTGCTTGTTCCATTTCAATCCGAGATATTTCAAAATCGATGTCCATAAAAATACATCTTGGTGCATCCCAAACTGCACTTTTTACCCATAGACAGAGGTTTTCAATATAGACTGGTGTCTTCGTCATAACAATTCTGTAAATAGCCTTAGCATACATTTGTAATAAAGTCCTACATTTTTTTATGTCGATTTAATACAGGATGAATAAAGGTCCACCCCTGACAGATTTAAATACCGTCCCACATATCGATCTTCATGAAATACCAAAGAAGTTTCAGTATATTACGGTGGATTCTAATTTTGTAAATGGGAGCAACAATACGTTTTCCCTCGATCTTACTCTAGAATCCAATACACACGTGGAAGACATGTCAAGGGTATTGGGTATAAGAATGGTAGATTTCTATATCACCCAGGTTGGAGCCCAAGCTGGTACTGGAACCCCCTTCACGGCGACGACTAAAATAGAGGGAGAAAGTGACTATGGTGAAGGATTTGTTAAAATGTCGTTAGACGGGAAACGAATAATAGTTGGGGGTCCAGATGCAGATGATAACGGAAGTAATAGCGGAAGAGTAAAAATATACGAAAAAACTTCCAGTGGATGGACACAGGTAGGAAACACCATAACAGGTGCCACGAACGGGGATAAAGCTGGGTGGGGTGTGGCAATAAATGATGTAGGTTCGCGTGTGGCAGTTGGATCATATAATGCACATGCGGGTGGAACTAGAAATGGTTTGATAAACATGTATGAGTATAATATTTCAACTGGAAACTGGGATCAGATGGGTTCGACTATTAATGGAGAATACGGAAGTTTATTTGGTATTTCAATGGCCATGAATGCAATCGGGGACATCGTGTGTGCGGGCGCCTATAGCTACGATTTGTCTAACAACAACCGGGGTCTCATTCGTGCTTATGAGTGGGATGGCTCAGCTTGGTCTCAAAAGGGTGCCGATATGGTGGGAGCCGTGGGGAATTCTGAACAACTTGGTTGGTCCGTGTCAATATCGGGAGACGGTGAAAGAATTGTGGGCGGGGCATATCAATATAACATAAGCGGTGGAAGTGATGCGGGTGCGATGCGAATATACGCCTGGGATGGATCAAATTACACACAAATGGGCGGATCTCCTCTCTTGGGTGATGCCGCGGACGAAGAAGCTGGATATTCCGTGTCTATATCAACCGACGGTACTACCGCTGCGATGGGTTTCCCCGAAGCTGCGTTAGGTGGAGGGCTTAACAAGGCTGGTAGGGTAAGAGTGTTTAAATACAACACAACTTCGAGTACATGGGAACAACGTGGTGCCGATATTTTGGGTGAAAATACAAAAGATAAACTTGGCCACTCTGTCGCACTCTCTGGAAACGGAAGCCGAATAGCGGTGGGTGCAATTCAAGACGTCAATTCTCTACTTAAAAGGGGTTATGTCAAGATGCTTGACTATAAAACCATATCAAACACGTGGACTTTAGTAAATGATGCATATTACGGAGAAACTGGAGACCAACTCGGTAGAACCATGAGCATGGATCTTACGGGTGATATGGTCGTGGCGGGGAGTATTCAAAACGGGGGCTTTGTTCAGATATTTGAACCAGAACCCGCCAGTTCTGTATCAAACGTCCCCAAATATGTTGATGTTGTGTGCCCAGACATTCCTAAATCCTCTCAGATTCTGGATGAAAGGAATGGACAGATTTTAGCTAGAATTCCACTTGAACGTCATTTCACGGAAACATCGACGACCATTCTCCGTGATAAGCAATGGCGGAGATTCCAACAAAAGACAAATTATTTCAATCCCATATCCATTAAAAAATTGAACTTCAGTATATACGAAGAACAAGACGACGGTGATTACGTTAAGTTAAAACCCGATTCTAAATGGTATATGATTCTTGAAATTGCGACGGTAAATGTAAAAGAAAAACCGAGAGACAAAGATCAACAAATGTTACAACTATTGCAGAGCTTGCTTGTAAAAATGGATGCACTCAACCAAAATGTACGTCGTTTACCCGATATCCCACCCGAAGAACCAAAAAAGAAGTATCCCTTTGGATTACTTCTATGTATATTGGTAACCATTTTTGGGGGTTTCATTTGGTCTGTGAATCGTTCGACTCCTTCTCCCCAAATAATACAATAAATGTGACAATTTACTAACACAGATGTTTGAACTGCCTGAGTAAATGTAAAGATATTTTGATTACGAATATTTATTCTGTCGCCTTTTTGGTGGCGGTAGTCTTCTTGGTAGTCGTCTTTTTGGCGACGGTCTTCTTGGGCGCCGCGGCGGCGGGTGTCGCCGACTCGGACTTGCATTTACAGGCAGGTCCGACAGGTCCGGCTGGTCCGGCTGGTCCGGCTGGTCCCGCTGGGCCCTGAGAACCTCCACCACCCGCACCAGAATCAACAATTTTCAGAATAAGCTCATAAAGACGAGTCTTATCAAGACGCGTTCGCTGCATTTCATCTTCAATCTCTTTGCGTAGAAGCGTTGGATTCATATTAATATATATAAAAGCAACATTATTCTTTATACCAGATGATCGTCATTGGAGGACCGCTCAATAGTGGGATAGGTCAACATGCATACAAATATACGAAGATATTTGACAAATCCACATACCAACAGATAGGTACTAAGATCCCGGAAAGTGAACATGGACTTCTTTTCCTGTTACCAATCAAACCCCACATAGATTATATGAAATATGTGAGGTCTAGAATTAAGAATCTGGCAATAATGACTGTGTGTGAAACAGAGACTGTACACGAAGACTACGGCCTCATCATGAAAGAAACAAAGAGGGTCGCGGTTCCAAGTGAGTTTTGTAAAAGAGTTCTCTCCAGACAATTCCCAGAAAACGAGTTTTACATTATTCATGCACATATTCCACCACCGTCAACACCATATACATTTTACCATATTGGAAATATAATGGACGATAGAAAAAATTTCCGTGGAATATTGGAGGCGTTTGTGCGTCTAAATAAGCCAGATACACGGTTAGTTGTGAAAGCGACCTGTAACTCAAATGTTGAAATCAATCTTCCAAATGTTGAAATTATTAATGGACTCATATCAGATGAAGAAATGGATAAACTCCACAACCGCTGTGACTGTTATGTGAGTTTTTCAAAATCTGAAGGTGTTGGTATGGGTCCAGTAGAGGCAGCACTACGAGACAAACCTGTAATCATCACAAATTACGGTGGATCTCCCGAATATGTGAAGACGCCATACACAATTGATTGTGAACTTGAAGAGTTGGAAAGGGATGATTTCCTATTCAAACGGGGAATGACCTGGGGTAGACCAGATCCCACCCAACTCTCGGAATTCATGAAGGATGCGTATACTAAGAAGCTTCGGTATATGGATCACGAATACACAAAAAAATTAGTTGGTAAGGAGAACATCTTACAAGAATTCATCCTGAATGTAATTGGTACCGAGAACAACGATGCCAATAATAATAGTTCCACTCATTAATGAACCTCTTTGTGTGATAAAGGACATGATAATTTCATCGAGAACTTTCACACCGGTTGGTTTCTTAAAAATGCGAGGAGTAAGAATTGCGAGGGCGAGG